TTTTGTGTAAAGATACTCCGTTGCCCTCAAATGAAGAATCGGCGGAGTATAGCACTACACTTTGGAGTAGGAAGAACCGAGTGATGTCGTATTTTTGTGGAGTGATTGAGAATGAAATAACTTACCGAGCATACAAGTATTTGATTGAGGCAAAGGTCATCCCCAAAGGTATAGTGGATTGGGGCTACGATGGTTTCACAATACCGCCTCCATCGCCAGAAATAAACTTTGAATGTAGTTTGAAAGAAATGAATGAATATGTCCGCACCAAGACTGGATTCAAGAATGTAGAGTTTGTAGTCAAGGAGCTGGATGGTGTTTTGGATAATGTGATTGAGCGTCGCAAGACGGAGCAAGTGTCGCCCTTGTCTGCGATTATTGAAAGTGAAGAGATAGAAGAAACTTACTACAAGGGTGAGATTTTAGATGATGAAGATGCGATTGGAAAAATCTGGGGCGATGTGAAGAAGTTTGTGAAATACTATGAAGGTCAGTATTTTATGAAGAAGGGAAATATTTGGGCTGTTGGTAAGGAGAATGTTATGTCCTCTTGCTTTTGTTATTTTATGAAATGTGATTTGTATAGGGTAAGCAAAAAGGGGGATAGATTGCCCCATTCAAGAATGGAAGGAGGAGCAAGAGCATTGACGAGGGCGTTGATGGATAAAGTCAAGGAGGAAAATGAAGACCCAGAATTGTATAAGAAGTTCCACAGCACTACGAAATACCGCCTATGCTTTGTAGATGGTGTTTTGGACTTCAAGGAGCGGTGGTTTAAGACTTGGGCTGAATTGAAACAGCAGAAAATAGAGGTTTATACGCCAGTCATCATACACCGCCAATTCGGCAACTATTTTGACTCACCAAATAAGACAACAATGGAAACCATAGAAAAGGATTTGTTGAAACATCTATTCAACGCCAAGTATGATACAGCGATGCGATTTTTGGCGCGAGGTGTAGCTGGGTGTGTAGAGGATAAGAATTGGGCGACCTATATGGGAAACCGAAATTGTGGTAAGGGTGTGTTTGAAGTTCTTGGTAAGAATGCGATTGGTGGATACTACGCAACTATCCAGTCTGCTAATTTGTTGATGAAACAACGCTCCTCTGGCGATGTAGAGAAGGAGAACTATTGGATTTTGCCCCTACAATTTGCTCGGTTGGCGGTTTCGCAAGAAGTCCCAGAAAACAGTAGTGGAAATGCCGTCAAACTCAATGGTGAGATTTTCAAACGCTTGTGTAGTGGAGGCGACAGCCATAAAGCAAGAGGATTGTATCAAGACCCAGTGGAGTTTTGTATTCAAGCAAGGGCGATGCTTATGTGTAATGACTTGCCCCCATTTAGTAGCCCAGATTGTTTGGAAACCGCATACCAGTTTAGTAGTAGTATTCAATTCAAATCCCAAGCAGAAATAGACAAGCGCAAGAAGGACGGAGAACCAGACTTTCTGTTGAAACTGTATTTACCAGCAGACCCAACCATTAAAGACAAGGCAAGTAGCGAAGAGTGGGCGAATGCCTTTGTTATGCTTTTGTATGAAGCATTTGCGAAACCAGTAGAGTTGGCGAAGGCGGAGGAAGACAAGGAGAATGAAAACGAAGAGGGAACAACGGAGTTGAAGAAGGGCCTTTTGGATTGCTTTATATTTGAGGGAACGCCAGAGGTAAGGAAAGGCAAGGGCGAAGGAGAGTGGTTTTGTAGTGCCGAGAAAATCAAGGGAGTTTTAGCGAATAATGGATTTGCTGGGACGAGTTCGCAGAAGGTCAATAAGGAGTTGAAGGCGATGGGTCGCATCAAGGGGGAGTATAGCAACAAGAAGGGATTTTGGGGATTGAAGGAGTTTGTAAAACCGAGCGAAGACCCAGAATTAGAGGCTGAATAATTTGATTTTAGATAAAAGTCTTTTTGTAATAATTTTTATCTAATAGTAAGTATATAATGTCCGCACCAAGAATATCAGCCGAGGAGTTTAGAAGACGCTATTTAGGAAATCTGCGAACCCAGATTGCCGTAGATAGTAAAAATCTACAAGCCAATCAACTTTTTAAACAGACCGCTCAACCGTCGCAAATAGAGGACAACCGCACCATCACAGAGAAGTTTGCTGATGAGGAGCGATTGACTACTATACTTATTGCGGAACTTTCAAAAATAACCGACCAAGGTTCAGCCAACGACATAGTAAGAAGTTTGACTTTCCCAGACAAGCAGTTTTTATTGGAGCAGTATGGAGCCATTAGCGACGAGTTGAAACGACGATTCAAGTTTGGTTTTACAAAAGCAATTTTCAAACCCTTCTTTGAGAAGTTCGCAGAGGCGTTTTTGGAAACTGGTGGAGTGCCCTCAACGCCCCAGCAGATTGCTGAAACTATCCAAGAAAGCCGAGCGCAAGAGGCAGAACAAATGCCTTTTCTTCCTTCTGCTTCACCAGAAGGAACTTACGAGAGCAGACTTGCCCCATTTGATTTTAGGACATTGGAACCAAATGAATGGAGAAGTTTGAGAGGCCGAATTGTAAAGGAGTTGAAGCGCCAAATAAAAGAAGAAAATATATCGGCAGACCAGAAACAGAGGCGAAGATTTGTTCTTTCTTTCATAGATGGGAATGAAGCTTTGGGTGGAAAATCCAAAACCTTTCCCAATTTTAGAGATTTTTTCGCCACCGATAGAGGTATGGAAACCCTTGAAGAGTTGAATCAGTTTTTAGGGGCTGTTGCTGGACGAGGCATTAGAGGAAGAGGATTATCAAGAACGAAATCTGCCCCCATATTGAAGGAGGGAATTGGAAAAACCGAGAGATTCGCCAAGTTTGGACGCTATATGATTGATAAACAGAAACTCAAAGACGGCCAATGCGTCATTCGCTTTACAAGTGGCGCTTGTATCCACAAAATCCCAGCAAGACGCATAGGCAAGGAAGTCCAGAATGTTTTGAGTAAAATATCTGGTGGAGCATTGCCTAATTTTGACGACATCAATGCTTTGTCCCAAGACGAGAGAAGGTATTTGTATAATATTCAAAAACTCGCAAAAATGGATGGCGGAATCCCCTCACCAGATAAAGAAACGGAACAAAAGGAAATGGAAGAGTTTGAAAAAATGCGCGGACAAATCCTTGCTGGAAACGATAATAAAGAATTGGTGAAAAAGTTTAAAATGACTTTGTTAAAGTATGCGAAAGATGGCCGTCTGCCGAGGCGAGAAGTAAATGAAATACTCATTGAGATGGCGAGTATTGGATTGTAAATCTAATATTTTGTTTTGTAATTTAGTTTATAAAACAAAAAAAGTATTTTACCCCCTACTTAATTTAACGGAATGAAGTTGATAAACCACCAAGCGGTAAGGTATTCAATTCTACGGCAACATAATCCACACCCATCGTTTTTGTAGTTCCGTTGTTTGACCCAACACCGAAAAACAGTTCCATATTTGTTTGAGCGTTAGGAGCGTTTGTCGCAAAGTTATTAGTTCTAAAATAAGCATTATCAGTCAAGTTCCAAAACTCTCCAAAGTAGTTTGCTCCATTGTTATAGAATGATATTTTACATCTTAACCACTTACCAGTCAATTGCCCTGTTAAATCAGTTCCAGAAAGAGTGGATTGTATTACATCATCTTCGTATAAACTCCAATTTACAGCAGAGGAAGTAGTTGCGGTCAATCGCCAATATACACCAGTTCCAGTAAAGTTTGGAAATGTTAATGATATTCCACCACTTTCCATAAACCCTAACGCCATAGATATTTGAAGTTGGTCTGTTCTACTTCCAGATGTAAGGGGGAAATTACTTGAACCGAGAGGAATAAACCCATAAGTAATAGAACTCATCATAGGAAAACGGTAAGGATTATCGCTGATATTATAAACTTCGTTTGTTCCAGCCGAGTTCAAGAATAGATTTCCCAATCTACGCTCTCCTACGGTTTGAAGAGTAGCATCAAACGCACCTCCAAAAATGTTTGTTGTCCCCCCTCCCAATGTAGTAAATGGTATTATGTCGCCGAAAGAAGTTGAACTGTTGCTATGATAAAAGTCCTCAAAATAAGAAGGAACAGATACTACAACTTGCTTTGCCTCTAAATTAGTTGTATTGACTATGCGTAATGGAAAGGAAGTTGATACAAAATCGTTTGCTGGTGTCGGCAATATAGAGTATAATAAAGACCCATCGTTAGATAAAGCACAAAATCTTTCACCAGCATTACTACCAGTTGCTTCATACCAAGTAAAACCAAGATTAGAGGTTGCGTAAAAATACTCAATTCCAGCATCATCAACCGCAGTGGCTACTATAATATTTCCATCTCCGTTCATTGCTATTCTATCAAATATAAACCCAACAGAAGCATTAACTAAAATATTACCAGCACTAAACCAATTTGCTCCATAATTGTTGCTTACAAATACGACGGTGTTTCCGCTTGATGTATTCCTACAAACGCCTACCATAATTTCACCAGTTTTAGACACAGCGACAGTTTGACCTCCGCCACCCAGCGTTGTATTTGTTGGTGTTGAAACTCTTGTAAAGGTTGCTCCATAATTGCTTGAATAGTAAATATAATTAACACCGCCAGTTTGTCCTCTAAAAATTACATATTTGCCGTCAGCACTACATCTCAAAGCACCCACATTTGAGAATGTAGTGTTTCCAGCAAAGTTAGTTGTTGTTGCCGTTGTAATAGCACCAGCACCAGTCAATACAAACCTATATAGTGTAGGAGCAGATGAGAGTAAATTGAATGTATAAAAATGAGTTCCGTCTGCGTCAATACAAGTCGTATCTACACAAACATCAGCAGTAGAAGTAATACCGCCACCGATTAAACCAGTAAAAGATGCTCCATAATTAGGCGACCAATACAAATTACCATTGAAACCATTACCAGTTTGAACCAAGAAGTAGCGTCCAGATGCGGAAAAGGCAACACCTCTCGTTCTTTCACTCGCATAAACACCGCCATTAGTAGTGAAAGACTGACCGTAATTACTTGAAAAAGAATAACCTACGCTATTTTGAGCGACTGCTACATACTGCCCTGTTGCGTTTGTTTGAATTGCTCTTACACCGCTCGGTTGAAACCCAATTGTTATGTCCCAATTTGTTTCTACAATTTGAGAGGCATCTAAACACCCACTTGTATTCGTCAAATACAACATATCAGCATCTCCGTTCGCAGTTCCACTTGAAAGAGCAGTTATTTTACCATTCGCATCTACCGTCATAGCAGTTTGAGTATATGAACCAGCAAGAGCACCAGCACCAGTAAAGGCGGAAGTTTGTTGAGTGCTGTCGCTGTTATACTGGATATAAGACCCATTGAGAATATTGGTTGAATACATAGCGTTTGGTATTGTCCTTGTTCCGCTTTGCGTTATGACCGCATCGTCAATCATTAGTATGTCGCTATTCAGCAATGTGATGTCGCCAAAACCACCTACATTGATGGGGCATTCAATATTCAAAGCACCTTGCCCCCCATCTCCAATATTTACGGTTGCCTCATTACATTCAAGAATGCTGTTGTCGGCAATATTCAAAGTTGTTCCGCTAATATCTACGGTATTGGTAAAGGTGTTTGTTCCAGTAAAAGTGTTGTTGGTGGTAAGTATAGCACTACCAGTTCCAGCAGAAATCGCCGTAATCTTACCATTCGCATCAATCGTCAAGTTTGCGTCTGGGTATGTTCCAGCAGAACTCGTCAAACCAGTATAAGCACTGTCTTGAATAGTGCCGTTCAAAAAATTAATACTCGCACTTCCTCCATCTAAAACTAAATCGCCAGACAGATTTACATTGTTGTTAATATCTGTTGTTCCATTAACCACTAAATTGGTGATAGTGCTTGTTCCGCTTGAATTAAAACCGACCAACGCCAATGGTCCTTGTGCTGTGGGGTAATTTACAAAAGTTCCTCCACCGCCACCGCCTCCACCTTGCGAAGTATTGGTAGTGCCGATGAACTCATTTACATTAAAAATTGGTAATGTTTCTGTGGGGGGTGGGTATGCCGACATTGATATATATAGTATTAACAAAATATTTCAATGTAATTTACTTTTTGTTGGTTGTTAAATGAGGATAAGCCGTCGGTATTTTTTTTGGAAAATCCTTTGTATTAAAAATAGGTGTGGGTCGGTCGGTCGTAGGTGGTTTGTATTCCATTATATAATTAAGCCGAGATAATTATTTTAGCCAAAAAAAATGTTTCTATATGATATATTGCCTAAATGCCTCCTCGCAAAAAGAAAGAAGAACCAAAGGACGAAAACAATGGACGGATTATAAATATGTATGAGCGACTACCCAAAGAACTTTTGGAACAGCCAGAAAACCCCAACTATGCTTTACATAAACTTAAATTGCCCTTCCGTATGTGTGTGGTGGCTCCGTCTGGGTCTGGTAAGACTAATTTTGTAGTCAATCTCATTGGTCTATTTAGCAAAGGCAAAGGAACATTTGCTTCTGTTGATATTATTACAAGAAACAAAGACGAGCCTCTTTACAAATGGTTGGAGCAAAAAACCGAAGGCCAGATTGTAATCAAAGAAGGTTTGGAAAACACCCCCCAGTTAGACAAGTTTGATAAACAAGAAAACCACTTGGTAATTTTTGACGATTTGGTTTTGGCCGACAGTTTGAAAAAAGTAGAAAATTACTATATTCGTTGTCGTAAATTGAATGTTAGTGTAATTTTCCTCTCGCAATCCTATTTCAAAATACCAAAAATAATCCGTAATAACTGCTCGTATTTGGTTTTGCTAAAATTGAGCGGACATCGCGAGATAAATATGATATTGAGCGAAGGTGGTTTAGGTGTTGATAAGGACGATTTGCTTCGTATTTATCAATATGCTACGGCTGAAAAGTTTAGTCCATTAATTATTGATTATGAAGGTGAAATCAATGAGCGATATAGGAAAGGCTTACTTGAAATTATAGACCCAGCCAGATTTTTAAATGTTCCAAAAGGCAAAGCAGTAGAGAACGAAATGGTGTATGAGCCAAACGAAAAGGATTGGAAAAAATAATCTGTATATAAAGTAGAATGTTGAGGAGCGAACAAGAACCGAAAACTTTGTATGAAAGTTTCTTACCGAAGATAGATAGAGAGCCGATAGAAGAGCAAATAAAGTTTCAAAATAAGGTGATAGGGATATGCCTTTTGGTTTTGTTAGTAGGAGCAATAGCGTTATTATGTTTGATAATATTATAGATGCCTACGATAGACAACCCAAAACTTTACAAACAAGCGAAAGATATTGTTTATGATAGATACGACAAACCATCGGCATATAGAAGTATGGCTTTGGTGAAGCTTTACAAAGAGTTGGGCGGAACTTATACAGATGACGGAAAACCGAAGAATCTTAAACGATGGGAAAAGGAAGAATGGGGCGACATTGGTGGTAAGGAATACCCAGTCTATCGTCCAACAAAACGCATAAGCAAAGCTACGCCCTTAACCGCAGACGAAATAGACCCAGCACAAGCAAAGAAGCAGATTGCTTTGAAGCAGAAAATCAAGGGCAACTCAAATCTACCGCCGTTTATTGAAGGCAAAGGTTTGAGCGATTATTCAAACATTAGTGAGGTTCAACGACTTGCCGACAAGTATGATGTTGGTAAGGTTTCCCCTTCCACAAGAAAAGGCAAGAAATATATGGTGGAAGACCCAGACGGCAAGATGATACATTTTGGCGCGTATGGGATGGAGGATTTCAGTAAGCATAAAGACGAGAAGCGGAGAACCTCTTTTAGAAGTCGCAATCGCAAATGGGCGAATGCTCCAAAGTGGTCGCCGAGCTGGTTGAGTTTTCATTTGTTATGGTAATATATAATGGCGGATAATGGTTGGACGACCGACATAGAAGAAATATTAGAAAAGATACGCCAAAATAGCGTATTGCTTAATACATTTCATAAAAAAAAATATTACGAATATAAGGGGTGGTTGAAATATTTTAAATTGCCGATGATAGTCCTTGCTTCCATAACGAGCATAGCGTCAATGGGACTGACGAATTATATGAAGCAAGAAGACATAAGTTTGCTTACTTGTTTGTTGTCGCTTGGGTCGGCACTCATCGCGTCCATAGAACTCTATTTGGGAATACAGAAAAGTATGGAGATGGAGCTGAATGCCTCCAAATACTATTTGCTTTTGTCTTATGATATATATAAAACGACCAGTTTAAATAGAGAGCATCGTATAGAAAACGGAAGACAATTTTTAGATGAAAAATACAACACTTATGTGAAACTTATAGAGAACTCAAAGATATGCCGAGATAAGAAATACCAAGACCAATTAGCACCACTACCTTTGGCTATAAAACCAATAGATACACCAACCAGTTCCAAAGAGAACTTTGGTTTGGAGTTGAGGGAGCTGGGTGATATAGAGAATGTTAAATTAAATAGACAAGAGTAATTTTATAGATAGATATATTTTTTGGAAGAGATTGAAACTATTTAGAAAATAAAATGGAACTTCCCATTTTCTTTTCTATTTACAATGTATATTTTAAATGCCCCCAAAGAAAGCAAAACCAAAGCCATTGACGCAAAAGGCGGAAAGAGAAATGATGGGAGCCGAAGACATCGCATCCACCGCAAGAGAATTGACGGACGCACAGAAGCGAATGGCGAAAGCGAGGGAAGCGAAAGCCCAGAAAGCAAAGGCAAAAGACCAACTTGGTATGGAAAGTGAAGATTTTAAAGCAAGACAACGAGAAAGAGAGCAAGGTAAGTTAGGTGGTTCGCCCAAAGAAAACATTACTATGAAAGTGAAAGAAGAAGCACCATACGGATATACCGCATCTGGACGCAAACGCACCAAACCTCTCAAAGAGAAAGCGCCCAAAGCGCCCAAAGAGAAAGCGCCCAAAGCGCCCAAAGCAAAAGCACCCAAAGCACCCAAAGCAAAGAAGGTATATCCGCCTCCGTCTGTAAATGCTACGGCAAGAGAACAGATAGGAATGGCGGAAGAAGATTTGGACGCAAGACTGCGAGAAAGGGTAAGTAGAAGCAAACCTAAACCAAAATTAGATATTAAAGTCGCAAGACGATACATTCAACTATTAGAAAAGGGTAAAAATATGCTACTTGATTTGTATGACGGACGAGGTAGGTTTTGGACGCAAGATGGATATTACACCACAGTTGGAGATAAAAGTGAGAAAGAAATCGTTGATGATTTAGAAACCTATTACAGCGATTTTGTAGATGTTTTTAGAGAAGCAACTGCTTGGTTTAAAGCTACTTACGACGGCAAAAAGTTTGATTCACCAAAAGAGATGGGTGGGAGAGATGAAAGGTTTTTTGAACCAGAAAGATTTGGTTTGGAGAAAAACCAAAATCTTTTGGAAGAGGGCGACGAAGACTACGATGAATATGACGAGTTTAACGGAGAGTATCTTTTGGGTGATTATACGGATATGGAAGAAGGAATAGACAATGCGCTGGGTCTATTAAAACAAATAATAAACAAATTGGAAGAGGGAGGATTTATTAGTCCAATTGAGTTTGTAGAAGATGACGAAGAAGAAGAAGAAGAAGAAGAAGAAGAAGATGAAAGTCCTCGCACTCGGTCTTCAAGCGTAGATACGGTAGGATTATTTGGAGAAGGTTTGAAAGGCGGAGCATTGTCGGCAAAGGAACTGAAAGGTTTGTTGGGAGCGTCATATGACCCCAAGACCACCAAGGTGGGCGACTTTGTTTTGGATAAGAGTATATCTACCGACACCAGTAAAGTTTATCGCAACGCAACAAGCGGTCAAGTAGTCGTAGCCCACAGAGGCACAGAGGGTCTTTTGGATTGGGGCAACAATGCTGTCTATGCTTTGGGCGGTAAGACGGCCTACAAAATGACCCCTCGCTACAAGGAAGCCGAAAAAGTCCAGAAGAAAGCGGAAGCCAAATATGGTAAGCAAAATATAAGCACAATCGGCCATTCGCAAGGGGGCCTCCAAGCCGAACTATTGGGTGGTAAGAGCAAGGAAATCATAACCCTCAACAAAGCAACCAGACCCTTTGAAAGCAACAAGAACAAGAATCAATATGATGTGCGAAGTAAGGGCGATGTGGTGTCGGCACTCAACCCTTTTGAAAAGAAGTCCTCCAAGAATGTAGAGATAGAAAGAGGGTCATACAATCCCTTGAAGGAGCATAGCGGTGATATTTTGGATAGACTTGAAGAAGACACAATGATAGGTGGAGCCATACGACGAGTAATAGAAGGTGGAGCGACCCCAGACCAACGAGCCATAGCTGGTGTTTTGAGGTCAAGATTACGACAGATGGCGCAAACAAATCTGGGTAGTTATAAAGATATAAAAATAAAAAATCTACTGAACGCAATATTACACTCTACGGATACTGCGGAAGACTTTGATGACTTTGCGCGAATGAACCCAAACCTTTCGCGAAATCCGTATGTAGATTACACAGACACATATGACTATGTTATTCCAAGTTCAACTGCCCCACTTCCAAGTAAGGTTATAGATGACGCATTAAGAGCATTTTATAGTTTTATGACCGCACCAGCAAATAGAAAATTACTTGGCGAACGAGAGCTTTTTACAAAAACGCTTGAAACATACAAAAGTGGAAACAGAGAAATAGATAGAGATAGAGATATTCTTATAAACGCGCGAATGAGAAAGGAAGGTGAAATAGTAGGCACACCACAACCACTAACCGAATCTGTTTTAAAAACTGGTGGTGGTGGTGGTGGTGGTGGTAGTGAAACTCCATCAACAACAAGCGACGCAAAGGCAGAAAAAAAGCGATTAAAACGATTAGAGAGAATAGATATTCTAAAAAAAAAGGCCGAAGAGAAAAGACTATGGTGGTTGATTCCAACTGATAAAAAGTATGAAGGTATGGCTCGTATTTTAGACTCTCTATTAAGGTCTATTATAGCACCAAAAATACCATCATCGCAAGAAGAGCGACAAGACACATTTAACGAAAAGTTTGAAAGGTTTAAAGGAGAGTGGGAAAAATTGGAAAAAGAAATATTGGATGATGTGAATGCGATTTTTAAAATTACTGGGAAAGACGGAAGAATTACTATGGCTGACCTTGTGGATTATGGATACACACCAGTAGGATACAAAATTGTATTAGACAAAAAGTTTGATGCTGTGCCG